CTAAGTTTACTCTAGTAATTTTCTTATTATTACATAAGATTGGTAACTTTAACCCGACGATACCAAGCATTGGTATTCGCATCAAGTGATGCATCGGAGTTAACTGTGTCACCAGCAGCAACCGCGCCTTTGGCGGCAAAAGGATTAGCAGCAAGACCATAACGTGTCTTGAAACCAATCTTGGGCTGGAAGGAATTTTCACCAACCGCACGAACCATCTGTAGAGGAACGTATGGGCAGTAGAAGAAGCCAGCGTCGTAAGGAGAAGTACCCTTATAACCAACAACATAGTACTGTGAAGCAGCTGCGTTAGCAGAATATGGATCAACATACACCTTGAAACGACCATTCATTACACCAGCAAATGTGGTGGTTGTATCGTCAATATTGAGGTTATTGTTAAGAGCAGGGGTATAATCCAGAACACCAGCCATCTGAAGTGCAGAAGCAACATCAGCGGAGCAGATGACCATATTACCCTTGCCGCGACGAGTCTCTTGACCAATCGCATTGGCATCACGCTCAATAGCGAACATTAGACCCTTAAACTTCTCAACTGACCAACGACCATTTGAGTCGGTATCAAGATCGAAGATACCAGCAGTTGTCGTATTAATCGCAGCACCCTTAACAGCTGTGACATACAGAGAACGAACTACCTCACGGTTAATTTCAGCGAGGATTTCAGAACTCAGAATATTCGCAAGTTCTGTCTCGGCGTCAAGACCATGAATTGCTTTAAGGTCTTGTGCGAGTTCCATTGTATACTCGGCCTTGAGGGCACGGGATACAGCAGTAACCGTGGACTTTTCGATTGAGAATGCCATCTGTGCGAAAGAGTTCGCAGCGCTGTCACCCAAAGCTTCTGACTGGGCCCGCGTCATACCTGTTGCAGAAACATATGTTCCAGCAGAAGGACTATCGTTTAGAACCGCAGGGTTAGTTTCGGTTGCACCAACATCACCACCACCAATAGTACCGGCGGCGTTCTGGTTCGATGCACCAGTTTTACCAGGCATTGCTTCGTCAACGAGAGCCTCAGCACCGTCTTGCGACAGGAATGAGGAGCGCATTGCAAAGATAAGACCAGTTGGACCTGTCATTGGTTGCACACCACATACGTCATACGCAATCAGGTTAGGCATTGCACGACGAACTAATGAGATTAAAATTGGATCCCAAGTATCCATCTGCCCGCCACCCATGCTGTTGACAGGTGCAGCTTCTCCAAGGAAGCCACGATCTTCTCTCATTGCTTTTTCTTGGTTCTCTAGGATGAGAGTGGTAACTGCCCGCTTGTAAGAATCCTCAATCCGTGGTAGATCGGGGTGTTCTAGGACTGGCTGCCACTTTTCTTGTAGATGTTCTGTTTGAAACATTTGTTTCTCCTTTTTAATTACATCCGTTTATATAATGTTTTATGCACTCGCCTTTTGATTACGACTGATGGCCGACAAGTACGATTTCATTGCATCTGTCGTATCAACGTCCTTTGCGGTGCTACCATCTTCATCACCAAATGTTTCCTCACTTGTACTTGATGGTTGAACTTTAGGGAAATAACTTTCTTTCAATGTGTCAAGTTTCTCACGGAAAGACTCTTCACTCCCAAAGTCAACATCTTGTGTAAGTGATTTAAACTTTTCAATTTCGGTATCGGCCAAGTCCTCAGAAACTTCGGAAATGACCTGCTCCCTAACTAGTTTTTCATTGGAAGAATTAAGGCCAACACTCTTCTGAATTGCCTCATTCAATTTTCCTTCTAGTTCGGAAATTTTCTCAGATTGAGCTTCCAGAACGTCATACTTCTCGTCTGGAACATCAATGTAGTGATCTACAAACAACTGTTTCAATCCAGAAATAAAGTCTTCTGCAATCTCGCCCTTCAAACCGCGCTCAATTGCCAACTCATTTTCCTTCGTCCATTCCTCTACAACGTAGTTGAGGTATGTGTCTACCTTTTCAGTAAGTTCTTCCTTGAAAGTATCTAATTCAAAATCTTTCTCAGACCTTACTTGTTCGTCAATTCGCTCAATCTCTGAACGAATCTTAGTTTTTACTGCAGCCTCAAAAATTGTTGCGGCTTTAACCTTGAACTCCTCACTGAGATTATCGTCAGCACCCATGAGCGCTTCCATATCCTCTTTGACAGAAATACTCTTAATTCTTTCGTCAATCTCTGCCTTCTGGTCTTCAAGCTTCTTCAACTCTTCTTCTGTTTCAGCCTTACCGGCTTCAGAAAGTTTATCAGCACGAGCAGCCAACATCTCTTCGATGTCTGCTTTCTTCATTTTACCAATCTGTTCTAGAGCCTGAGCTTTAGTCATCTTTTTATTCTCCTTGAGCTCTTCGCCATCATGGTCAGTTTCGTCACCAGCGGCCAATTTCTTCGGGCCTTCAGCTGATTTTGAACCCTTCTGTTGAGCATCACCACTCACAGGTTTTGCGTTTTTTCCAGCAACATCTGTTGGCGAGGACTTAGCATTGGGTTCGACTACAGCCTTACCACCGTCTTTTGCTTTCTCGCCATCAACTGTTTCTTTACTTTCAGCACCAGCGACATTGGGAGCAGGGTCTTTAGCGTTGGAGACACTATCTCCAGCATTATCAGAACCTAACCCAAGGTCTTTTGCCTTGCCTAAAGGTTTCTCAGAAGCTTCTTCAAGTTCAGCAAGAACTTCCGCTTCGAGTTCTTCAATTGTTTTATCTAATTCGGACATAGGTTGTCTCCTTACCTTTGTGTATACTATATTTATAAATTATAATTTTTTGAGGAACTTTGCAAACTCCAAAGCTTCCACTTTTGCATCTCTTTGACGCTTTTTAACATCAAATTTCCGCTTTAATTCAACAAGTTCTGATTCAATAAGGGCCCCATTATTCCAGACCCACTCTTTTCCCTCCATAATACCTTCTACAAAAGCATTTGGTGCGGAAGGGTCTGCAACGATATCAGCTGCGGTTGCAAGATAAAAATCATCTCTCACATAATTAGCACCATTTTTTTGATTCAAACTTCCCATGCCTCTAGAAGAAACACCCAACTTACCACCCTCATTCATAATATTTTTCACAATCTTACCCATTGGAGTTTCCATAATTTTTGCTTCACCAATGAAATTCTTACCATCTGGATACAACTCTGTAACCATATGAGATACACGCTCGAGGTTAACAGTTGGACCATCGGGATGTCCTAATTCTCCATAAGCACGTTTTTCATTGATGAATTTCTTATTATATCGGGCAACTTCTTTTTCAAGAACTTCCATAGGATATACCCGACCATTACGGTTTTTAATATCAGCTTGTAGAAAAATGCCTTTAATTTTATAGCTTTTACCACCATCTTCTTTTGCTTCAGTGATGTATTGTACTTCATCTACAGCCTCTGTAAATAATTTTACGGTATTCATGTGATATTATCCCAACCAGATACCTTTTTGAATTTAATTATAATGGTTCCAACTGATGCTGAACCATTTGTGATGAGAACATCGCCTGTTACACCTGATCCGGCGTTGTTCGGAATCGCAGGCATAGCCTGTCCACCAGCATTATAAGAACCATTACCACTTAAAGAAAGAGCAACGATATTTGATGTTGCATCCCATATAATATCCGTTTGGGATGATACAGACCACCAATAAGAAACAATTGAAACTCTAGGGTTTGTTGCAGCACCTTCTGCAGCAGACACATCTAAAATGCTAGCAACGCTGTTCGTACCTGTAGTAGTTAATTTCAAATAATATTCAAAATCTGAATCTGTAATTTCATGTAATACGACTGCCATTATCTGCTCCTAAATTGATAACATTTCTTTTTCAAAATAATCCATAAGTTCCTTTTCAGAAACTTTAAACTTTTTTGCTACTTCGCGCATAGTTTTCTCAAAAGTATTTAGGAAATCTGAAGGTTTAGAATCCATAATTTCGAAAATTTGATCAACAGCACCTTTCATCTTCGGAGATAATTTCTTATACTGTCGAGATTTTTTATGTTCATCCTTTTCTATTACAGATTTGTATATACCTTCAAACGTCTGACTCATTCCATCAACCTCTGATTTCCTCGTTTACCTCAACTTCTAGGTCTGTAGTAACAGGTGCA